CAAGCGCGGCGCCACGGACCTTCGGCTCTACGGCGCCGACATGAGCGGGATGGGCTACTACGATGACCGGGTCACCAGGCTCAAGGCGGCCCAGAAGCCCAATGCGCGCTGGGGGAAGCGCTGGAAGGCTGAGTCCCAGATGTACGAGGGGGCCCGCAGAGAGGGCCTCAGGCGCAAGGTCAGGATCGTTCGGTCTCTGCCTGACGGTCGTTGGGACGAGTTATCCGATCGGTAGAGACCCGCTGGGCGCATTCGCGGATGTAGGTCGCTAGGGGCATCGACTTCGGCTTGGCAGCCGCCCAGAAGGCGATCTCCGATCGCCGCACGCGGATAGAGAGAACCTCACGGGGGTCGGGCCTCTTCCACCGCGACGTAATACGGAACTTGGCCATCTAGCCCTCCGGGGTTACCCGTCGTGCGTGCGTGCTGCTGATAGTAACGGGCGTCCAAGCGAACAGCAACGGAGCTTCGAGCAGCCTACCGTAGAAGAGGGCTCTGCGGGCTGGCTGGGCCAGATGCTGGATCAAGGGGCCCACTACGCGGGCCTTGAGCGGGTTTCTAGCCCCTTCACGGAGGGCGGGTGGGTTCATGCGGCCCTGAAGGCCATCGGCGCGGCGGTGCGCCAGTGCCCCATGGGCTTCTACCGGGAAGACCCCCGGGAGGACTCCAAGGCCACGAAGGTCGACGACAACCACCCGCTCCATCAGCTCTTCCGGCGCCCGAACCCCTACATGACGGGGGCCAAGTTCTGGGAGGCCGGCGTCTACCACCGCAAGCTGGACGGGGAAGACATCTGGTTCATGTATGACCGGAGTAAGCACCCGGTCAGGCTGACGGGGGGCAACGGCGGGCCCTACATCGACTACCCTGCCCTGATCACGCCAGCCCGCGGCTCGCATGTGGAGCTGAAGAGGGACAAGTACGGCTTCCCGGCCTGGTGGATCCTGCGGCCAACCGGGAAGAGCGGCGGCATCCGCATGAAGCCGCACCAGGCTCTGCAGTTCTCGGACTACGACCCCGACGTCCCGCTGCGTGGGCTGGGGGACGTTCAGGTCTTGATGCGGGATCTGGGCTTGGAGATGGGAGCCTACCGCTACCTGGCGGCGATGCTCCTGCACTCCGGCGACCCGGGTGGGGTGATCACCACCGAGAACGAGATGTCCGCGGACGAGGAGGAGCGGGCGGCCAACGAGGCCAGCGAGCGCTTCTCCCTCCCCAACGCCGGTCGCTGGCAGGTGGTCTCGGGCAAGGACATCAGGTACACGCCCAACAAGTTCGGCCCGAAGGACATGCAGTTCCAGGAGATGCTGGGGTGGGTGCTGAACCGCACCTCGGCGATCTTGGGCGTGCCGAAGGAAGTCCTTGGGATGCTGGAGGAGGCCAGCTACTCCAATTTCCAGACCGCGGTCCGGCAGTTTTGGCTGGGTGGGAACGGCGTTCTCGCCTACATGGCCTCGGTCGAGGACGTGATCAACACGCTCTTCCTGCCGCACCTGAAGGACAAGGAGGCGCGGACTCTGGTGGCGCGCTTTGATCTGTCCGCGGTAGAGGCGCTGCGAGACGACCGCATCGACAAGCTGGAGGCGGCGCTCAAGCTCGCGCAGGGCAACGCTGGGCTCTCCTTCGACGACGCGGCCCTCATGGTTGGCTTGGATCCTGACCACACGCGGAGCGAGTACGGGTCGATCGCCTGGATGCCGCCCAACATCACCACCGCAGAGGCCGCCAAGGAGAAAGCCGACAACCCGCCCGATCCCGGCCTTGGCCAGGACAACCCGCCCAACCCAGACAACGACTCCGGCGGCGATCCCCCGTTCCCGGGCTCCGCGGAAGGCGAAACGGAGGGCGAGGACCAAGCACGGGCGGCCCCGTCCACCAGGAACAGGGGTGACGCCGCGAACGCCACCCCTCCGGGGTCGCCTCCTCTCACCGCCGCGCAGCTCGCGCGACGGGAGTACTTCGCGGGCTACGAGGAGCGAATCCTCTTGATAGGCGAGAAGGCCGTCAAACGGGCGGCCATGAGCTTCCTGCGGAAGTACGAGCTCGCGCAGGCCAAGCGCATCAAGGACTTCGCCGAGGGGCGGATGCCGGAGGCGGCAGCTGAGCCCAGCGTGAAGGTGGGCGAGGGCAGCCCGATCAGCACCATCGACATCGCGGCGGATCCTAACACGCTGAACATCCTGCTGCTGTCGTACGTGGAGTGGGCGGAGAAGCTCGCCAAGGAGATGAAGGTGCCCCTCGCCGACGTCTTCGAGGCCGCCGCGGACGACATCGTGGCCGAGATCGGCGGCACCATCATCCCGCCGACCGACCCATGGGCGCTGGAGTACCTGAAGTCGCAACGCTTCCGTCTCGCCGAGGGCGTCAACTCGACGCTCGCGAAAGAGGTCAAGGCCGCCTTCATCGAGGTGTTCAAGGACGCGCCTTTCGACATCGCCACGCTGCAGGAGCACATCCGCAAGAAGCTCCCCGAGCTCCAGGGCGCCCTGCGCAAGGCCTTCCGCAACCGGGAGGCTCGCGCGTCGGCAATCGCCCGCACAGAAACAGGCCGAGCCTCCAACGGGGCGCGGTTTGAGCAAATGGACCGCGAAGGCGTCGAGCAACACCAGTGGGTGACGTCGGGGGATGCCTTCGTTCGCAAGAGCCCACCGAAAACGCACGATCATGTCGTGCTCGACGGCAGCGTGGTGAACCTGGGCGACTCGTTCAGGGACGCCTCCACTCTGCGTCACCCACACGACCCGGAAGGTCAGGCTGGCGACGTCATCAACTGTCGCTGCGTGACGGCTCCAGTGGTGAAGGACTAGACATGAACCTCCAGGAACGCGCGCAACGCATTCACTCCGGCCTCGCGGGCCCCGCCGACTTCGAGGGCCTCAGCCAGGACGACATCATTGCCATCAAGGGCGACCAGTCCGAGATGCACTTCCGATTCATCCCGTCCATTGCGGTCGTAGAGCGCGCGGCTGGGGAGGAAGAGGCTCGCCCGCAGTTCCGGCACGTCGCCTCGGATGAGTCGGTCGATGGAATGGGCGACATCATCTTGGTCGCCGGCTGGCAACTCGACCGCTTCCAGAAGAACCCGCAGCTTCTGTGGGCGCATGATCAGCGAGGCCTACCCATCGGCCAGGTGGATCGCGTCTGGAAGGGCAGAGCTGACGGCACCAAGGCGCTCCTAACCGAGAGCCATCTCCACCCGGGCGATCTCAATCCGCAAGCGGTCTTGATCGAGCGCATGATCGAGGCTGGGGCTCTGCGCGGCGTTAGCGTGGCCTTCCTCCCGAAGGCCATGCACTACCCCAAGGACGAGGAAGAGCGCAAGGAGATCGGTCTGGGCGAGTGGGGCGCGCTCATCAAGGAGCAGGAGCTGATGGAGCTCTCCGTTGTGCCGATCCCCGCGAACGCCAACTCGCTGCAGCGCAAGTCTCTTGATGAGCGTGCCCAGCGCGTCTTCGAGAGCGCCAGGGATCAGGAGGTCGATCCTGAGCTGATCGAGCACGTCCGCGTGGCCCTCACGATGAGCGACGAGGAGCAGCAGGCCATCCGACGTCGGTACATCGTAGTGCCCGATGTCAAGGAGGCCGTGGCTCGGCTGGTGGACGCGGTGGAGGAGCCGGAGCTGGCCGCACACGGGTCGATCCCCGTCGGCGCGGACTTGGCCGCTGACGTCTTGGGTAACCAGGAGCATCTCGTTCTCCCCCTCACGTCGACCCTGGCCCCCGTGGCATCCAAGACCATCGACGCCCTGGAGCGCGCCAGCAAGGCGCTGAACCGGGCGGCAGACAGAATCGAACGCCTCACCGAAGGCGCGGAGGTGGCGGCAGGGGGCGACGAGCCCACCGATGCCCCGACGACTCCCGACGGTGGTGAGGACTTCATGGCCGACGTCCTGGACGGATTGGCCGACGCACTCCAGTAAGTCCCATCTTCACTAATCCCATGGAAACAGACCCCACCGTCGCGGGAGAGCCGGACGGCCAGGAAAAGGCCAAGGCGATCCTGGAGCTCACAAACAAGCTCCAAGACATCATCAACACGCGCTTCGACGAGCGCGACAACGACACGGCCGAGAAGCTCGCGAGGCAGATCCGCGAGTCCCTCCCGGACGCCATCAAGGCCCTCGCCGAAGAGAATCCGGACTTCCGAGTCCCCGGCCTCGGGGAAGAGAAGGACAAGGAGTTCTCCTTCGCCAAGGCGGCCTACGCCATCGCCAACAAGAACTGGGCCAACGCTGGTTACGAGAAGGAGTGCTTTGACGAGATGGATGCGCGGTTCGGCAACCACGTCGCCCGCGCCAAGGCACTCAACACCGGCCACGTTGCCACCCCGGACGCCCACGAGGGCCAGTACCTGGTCCCCGAGCAGCACCTGAACGAGATCATCGACCTGCTCTACGCGGACTCGGTGGTCTTCCAGTCGGGCGCCCGCTCGATGCCTGGCCAGTTCGGAGAGATCACCATCCCGGTGCTGCTCTCCAGCGCGTCGGCCGCCTGGTACTACGAGGGCGTCTCCATCACGGAGAGCGAACCCTCGTTCGGGGAGCACACCATGCGCCCGCGCCAGCTGATGGCGATGGTCCGCGTGGGCAACATGCTGCTCACCAACTCGCGACCGACTGCTGAGCAGATCATCCGCGACAACCTGGCCGAGCAATTCCGTATCGCTCTCGACACGGCCGTCCTGGAGGGCAGTGGCGTTGGCGCAGAGCCGACCGGCCTCGTCAATGCGACGCCGCCCTTCACCGAAGAGGGGACCACGGCGTCGGTCACCATGACCGCTGGCTGGACCTACGCCAAGGCCATGGAGTTCATCACCGACCTCGCCAACGAGAACGCCCTGCGCGGCTCTCTTGGCTGGGTGATGAACCCGACCGAGTGGAGCCGCGCGATTCAGATGTCGTCCGGCACCTCCGGGGTGGACGTCAACCGCATCGTCGTCCAGGACGGCGCCGCGACCTCGCTGCTCGGCTACCCGCTGCGCACCACCACGATCCTGGCCCACAGCGGCGCCTCGTCTGGGGCCATGGACGACACGGTCATCTTCGGCGACTGGCGACAGGTTCGCGTCCCCTTCTGGAAGACTCTGGAAATGCGCGCCAGCGACGTCGCCGGCACCGCGTTCGCCCAGAACCAGACCCTGGTCCGCGGAATTCTCTACGCCGACGTCTCCTTCGATCACCTGCAGTCGTTCTCCATCGGCAGCACGCAGTACGTGATCTGATCAACCAAGGGCTCGCCCGCGGGCGGAGGCTCCCGCGGGCGGCCAACAACTCTCCAACCCACCGAAAGAACAGCCCATGGCGAAGCGCGAAACATCAATCGAGAACATGAAGGGCCCGTACCGCGTCAAGCGCGCGAAGGCTCTCCGATGGCCCAGGTGGCTGGCTGTGGCCCACTACGGGGTCGTGCGAGGCCAGGAGGGTTACGTGGTGGACCTGGACCTGCCATACGAGCAGATCCTGTGCCGCAACCAAGCTCAGGCCCTAGAGCCCGCCCCGGGCGCATCGCCCAGCCCTATCGAACACCGCCCAGCCCTGGTCTGGCTGCGCAACAACGGCTACATGGATCCGCGCGAGACCATGGGCAAGGTGCGCGTGAAGGACGCCGTGGCAGATCGCGAAAAGCTGGCCGGGAAGGACAAGACGTCCGACTTGCCAGGTCTCGATCAACCACCCGGCGGAGCGAAGCCCAGGAAGTCCAAGACCCTACAGGAGGCCGATGATGCCGTGGAAGGTCAGGCAGGTAGTCCTAAGTCGTGACGGAACGATCTACGCCCCCAAGGGCACGATCCTCCCCGACGACGACCCGATCGCGCTGGCGAACCCCACCAAGGTCGTGGCCGTGAAGGCTGCTGACGACATCGACATCGTTGTCCATGACGTCGAAGTGCAAACCGAGCCGCCCCCCGTCGAGGACGAGCCGGAGGAGCTTGAACCCCCCGAAGAGGACGACACTCCCGACTTCATCGTCTGATGGTGAACCTCACGACCAAGGAGCGCGTGAAGCGCCGCATGGACATCAAGGGCGACACGCTCGACGAGCTGATCGACGAGCTGATCGCTGAGGTGACTGCGGACTTCGAGGACTTCCTTGGCCACCGACACATCTGGTCTCAGGAGCGAACCGAGGTGTACCGACTGCGCGCACATCAGCACACATTCTCGGTAGATGGCGCGCCGGTCTCCTCGGTGACCTCCCTGAAGTATCAGAGCCGCGATAGCGACTGGGCGAGCCTAGACGCGCTCGATGAGACCAACTATCGAATCGACACGACCCTGGGGCAGGTGTACCTGCGCGGCAACACCCCCTTCTCTCCGGGCTTCGCGCAGATCGTCTACACGGGCGGCATGGTCACGCCCGGGACCGACGACACGGAATCCACGGCGGCCTTCATCGCGGCGCACCCTTCGCTGGCTGGCGCGGCCGATCAGCAGGTCGTAGAGATCCTGCGCCGCCGCAAGATGCCGACTGGCAGCACCCAGCTGGGCAAGGCGTCCAGCAGGCAGGCCGTGGAGCTCCACATGCTGGCCATCGTGAAACAGCGGCTGTCTCGGTACAGGCGCCGGAGGTGGTGCTGATGGTGGGGCGTCGCAGGTCAGGCGTTGACCGCGCCAGTAGCGAGCGCGTGAAGAAGCGCGTCGCCGGATTCAAGCGTGGGCTCTTCTTGGAGACCAAGAAGGCGCTGCGCAAGCACGGGCAACGCTGGTTCGCCCTGATGGCTCGCCAGTTCCGTGCCCCCTACACGCCCTACGGTCAGCCCAACAACAACCGCACGCTCCACAACCGCACCAACGCCCTGCGGGGGTCCCTGCGCCGCCGAGTGGTGGGCACGCAGCTGAACAACCTGGGCCTGAAGCTGACCAGCTCGTCGATCTACGCGCCGATGCAGGAGTTCGGCGGTCGCATACGTCCGCGCCGCGCGAAGATGCTGGCGATCCCCGTGGGCGACGCGCTCTTCCCTGCTGGGGGTCGCAGGTACAGCAGCCCGCAACAGTTCCGCAACGACCCGGATGTCCGCTTCAAGAAGACCGACGACGGGAAGCTGTACCTCGTCCGCGACGTTCGCGGAGGCGGCCCGACCGGGCTGCGCGCCACGGGCAGGGAGTATCTATTCGCCCTCCGGAAGGAAGTTGACATCCCCGGCCCCATGTCCAGGAAGCGCAAGATGCCCTCGCGTCTCGGCTTCCGTGAGAACGCGATAGGACAGCGCCCGCGGCGCAGGCTGATGATCGGCCTCGCCAAAGGGGTGCGCAACGCGATCAAAGCGCAGGTGGCTGGCTGATGGCTACCGAGCAGTTCCGCATCGACTACAAGGGGCTCTGCCCGGAGTTCGATCACGGCGAGGAGGTCATCCTTGCCGGCGTCGGCGAGCGGATAGATTCCCGCGTCGTCTTCGGCCGCAAGATTGCGCCCGTTGAGGTGCGTCGCTTCGAGATGGAGTGGGAGAACGCCACCCAGGGCCAGGTCTTCCTGGTCGATCAGCTCTTCGACACGCTGGGCAAGACCGGCGTGATGGACATGATCCCGGTCGATGAATCGTCCGTGATCGAGGTGCGCTTCGCCAGCGACATCGAGGTGGAGCAGACCGGCGCGTTGACTCACCGTATGCGGTTCACGCTGGAGGAGGCCATCGGGTGCCTAGTCTAGGTGATACGGTCGAGACCCAGGTCGTGAACCATGTCGTAACGACGCTGGAGTCCATCCACTCGGCTTCCGGGGACTACAACAGCGACCCGGAGCGCGTCTACGAGATGTACGGCAACGTGCTGGAGCTTGAGGAGCTCCCGGCGATCGTGGTGGCGCCCATGGAGTCGCCGCGCGACACGGAATGCCCCAACGGCGTCTACCGCGTCAACCTCAAGCTCTCGATCGCGTGCGTTCTCACTGTGGACCCCTCCTTTGACACGGCGAAGGACGACCGGGTGCGCATCA